TATGGCGTATACCGGCGGCCTTCCCACATAACACATTAAATTTCACCAGAGTAGAGCACTTCTACAAACAGGAATACGGTCTACCTCCGCCCTGCCTACAAGCTGTCGTTTACTCAACAAATCTATTTTTGGTCGGCGATACAGGATTTGAACTTGCGAACCTCTGCTTCCCAAAAGCAGCGCTCTACCAGACTGAGCTAATCGCCGTTAATAACATTAAACATATCATTGAAAACATATTTTGAATCATACCAATTATAACAATGATGTGCCATTTCACGATATTCTTCTCTCATCTTATGGTCTTCTGAAAGTTGTTTAATTGTATCCAAACACTCTTCCTTATTATTTTCAGACAACCAAATCGTTCCACTTTCAAGTTCAGTTAATGGTTTTTTATAATATCGATGTATACAAGCATCTCCATATTCTTTTCTGAATACTGGAATAGCACCTACTGCAATTGTTTCTAAATGTGTAAACTCTAAATGGGAACCTATCATCTGTGGCTCTAATATAGATAATTGATATCCATAACCACACAATGACATTCTTTCTAATAATTCAGAATTATCATATATCCCAAATAGAGATGCCAATTCACCATATCTATTAGATAAATCACATTCCTCAATATTTGTTTTTATTTCTTCCTTGAAAGAATATTTATCTTTAACTTCCATATAAACAGGACTTCTATCTATTCCTTCGATAGTAGTCATATGATCGAGTCTACTCAAGTGTTCATTATGAAAATCAATCATTAGGCCATAACCCTTCCATCTTGCTGTTCTTCCAATCCACTTATGATGTCTTTCATCCTGTTCTAATATAGGTTTGATGTACTTCTTATACGAATCAAAATCTACTCCGGCCTGTGTTGCGTATATCGATTTTTTAATTTCTTCATCTCCCCAAAACGTACTAAGAGAACCTTCTGTATCTACATTCGTTTTAACATATTCTGAAAATGCTCCAGTTGTAGATAATGCAAATACCAAATCAACTTTTTTGACAGATTCATACAGACACAAGTTTCTTTTCAATGAGGCCATATAATGATCTAATTGTATCGACACTTTTTGTATCGGTAGATCTAACAACTTTAAAAAATTATCTTTGCACTTTTCACTATGCCCTACAGATGGTAATGAAATAACGATCATTAAATCTGCATTTTTACATCCTTCATACACTTGATCAAATTCATCTTTATCAAAACGAACATGAACTAAGTTTTTTAATTTGTGTACATTATTCCTTGACCATTTTTTATCTTTGGGAGAATATACATTAACGCTATGTCCTTCTTTAAGAAGCCAAGATTCTAACTCTACAGTATATTTTGTTACTCCACAACCTTCTATTCCTCTACCAAGAACAATCGCAATATCACTCATAAAAATTTCCCAATGTAGATTTCAAGCTATCATCGAATGCCTTTTTATACGAAACTCTTATCTTCTTCATTTCACCACCCAAAATCCCTTCAGTTATTCCATTCCATTTAACATAGCCAGGATGTTCTTTCATCAATTTTTCATGACTCTCATTAATGGTTTCTAAAGTTCTAGTATCACTACATCCACCTTCAGCATATTGAGTTCCCATGAAAACATACTTATCCCAAATTCGATTCTTGTATCCAGATTTCAATAACTGTAAGTTTAAATGTAAATCCTCTGCAAATTGTAAAGACCAATCCAATTCATTTACTTTAGGCAATTCCTTACCATTGAAAAAATAAACTGTATTGATGTTGGAATTTTCTATATAATCGTTTCCTCTGGGCGGTAAATTTCCTTGCCTCACTCCAACTACGAAAAATTCCTCTAACCAAGAATCAGTAGTGCTTATCAAATCTTTCCAATCATCATTAGTAAATTTTCTTTTGGAAGTTTCTCCATTCGGAGTTCTTACTGAAAAATTAAGATCATCATCAAACATTCCCCATTTAAGATTTTCGGAAATTGACCACAACCATTCTCTAGTTTTAGCAATTCCTGTAAACTCATCTGGAACTATTACTGTAGAAATTCCTTCATGTAGATTTTCTTCTTTAGATGGTATGGCCAGAACGGAAATCTCTTTCACAAAATCTGGTAAATTGTTCCATGTGATTTGATTTCCCACTCTGGACAAAGTAGGAATATAAATTATATCAATCACAAAAAATCACCTAAAGTACTTACTGGATTTTCAACAATAGTTGCTCGAAAACCATTTTGTTGATATCCTCTTTCCCAATCAGTAAAATATGAAGGAACTTGAAGTTCTGGTGTTTCTAATATATAATCAGGCCTACCATCTTTGTATAAATTATAACCCAAATGTTTGTATCTATCTCTTGTTAATATAAGAGTTTTTTTAGTTAAATCTTTAAGTTTTTCATTTTGACTTTTAAAGACAAAATGTGTTTTACGACACATTAGAAAAATATCTAAAAAATGATCAAAATCTTCTAATAAAAATTCAGTATCCATTATATACTTTGTAACAGATTGTGGAGCCATATAATGATCATCGGTCATAGGAGCCAAATCCCATTCATGCTTCAATACAGTAGACATTCCACTCTTATCTGCACCACTAGAAAATACTTGATCATAAAATAATCTAGATATAGAACGTTCTATATCAGTAGTGGTTTCTTTATTCCACCTATGTTTGTTCGCAATTAAACTATAAAATGCTGTTCTTGCGTATTCAACATAGTCTTTCTTTTTCTTTGACATAATATTTTTTTATAAAAAATCACCTAAAGTTCCACCATCAGAATATTTTCCAATTTTCTTTGGTGTCTTACCCAACTGACCCATTGTGGCCAATCTTCTATCACAATATGCCACACAAGTATATCGTGTTCCTTCTCCTTTAATCGGAGTCACACCATGCAACTCTAAACTATCTGCAATAATAACTGAATTATTCGGAGCATCAATTGCAATTCCATATCTTGGAAAAGTTAAATATGCACCAGTATAATCACCATCACGAAAATGACACATTGTTGTCATTCCTGCTTCGGTATCACCAGAATCAACATGAACAGACATTCCTTCATGTGAACCCAATCCTAAATCACTATAGCGGTTCATAGAAAGAGTTGTCATAATTCCTACACGATGTTCTGAATTAACATGAAGTTCTGCAAAATCTTTTTGTGCTTGATATCTATCTGGATCAACTTTTTGAAATGCGGCTTCGTTGTGTGTCGAAATATCTTTTAGAATTTCAAATTTATCCGAGTTGTCTTTTGTCCATCCAGACGATTCAATTCCACCAGTAAATCTTCCCTTCTTCCATCCAGCCATAACAGAATAAATTTCATTTGCATATGCAATCATTCCCCATTCACCTTTTTTTGTTTTTACATGATATGAATTAGGAGATCTCAGTTTGTATTCTGTGATTCCTTTTTTCTTCATGTCTTCTTCAAGAATAGGGCCAGATGCATTTGCTCTCATAGTTGTAGTCTCTTCTATTGTTCTGAGACATTCAATGACTCTTGAGTCAGGATATGCATTACAAACAACATATGCAAGGGGAACATCATCATATAGAGATGCACCTGGCTTAAATATTACAGTATCTTCAGTTGCAGAAATTACTTGGTCATATGCTTCTTCCGTCAAATAATTCCCAGCCCACTTTTCTTGAGTGCGAGCAACTCCACAATCTTTTCTTAATTTAATCTCTTTCATGTGGTTCCAATACATTTTCGTAGATTGAATCTGCAAGGTGTTTCATACACATCGGAGCAACCATTAAACCAATTCTTGCAAGGCGTTCATTCAAGTTACCAGTTTGAATATAATCATCTGGTAAAGTCATAATCCTTGCTGCTTCGTATGTTGTGTAAACACGATCTTCTTCTGGATGAAGGTGTACTGCAAGACTTGTTTTCAATCCTTGTTCCGAAAGTGTATGCGATGCTTGATTCCAAGGCACTCTGCGAGATTGAAAAAATGAATTTTTTCTCTCTGGAAGAACTTTGTCTCTAACTCTACGATGTTCAATCCATCTATCATACCACGGCCCAACTACATCATCACCTACTGAAACAACTCTATTTGAATCTCTGGGCATCCTCTTCAACCACTTATATTTAGCACCCTTCTTCATTGCATCACAAAGTTCTTTTGCCTCTGCGATGTTTCTTGGATCATCTTGTATGTCACGAATTGCATCTTCTATGACCGCTTTATTTTCATTCTCTGGTGCAGGATATATCATACTCTTGAAATTGAGAAAATTAATTCCAACTTTGTCTGCAACATCATTACGAACACTTACAATAAAAACTCGTTGCCGTTTTTGTGGTACTCCATATTCCCACCCATTCAACACTTGAAAATCTGTAGTATATCCTACTTTCTCAAATTCAGAAATCATCATTTTCAGATATGCCTGAGCATATTCCATAGTCAAACCCTTGACATTTTCACACACTACAACTTTGGGTTGTAATTCTCCTACCAAACGAACTTGTTCAAAAGTTAAATCTTCAATTCTTTCTTGTTTAAATCCGTATGCTATCTTTTCTTTGCCCCATCCTTTTTGTTTTGTTCCAGACATAGAAAAGGGTGGACAAGGTGGAGAGCCATCGAGAATATCAATCTCAACATCTCCTATTTTTTCCCGAATTATTTTCG